TCTGGTGCCACAGGTCCTACAGCTTCTACAGGTCCAACAGGTCCTGCAGGAATTTCCTCAGCTCCTTCAGGAAGTATACTTATATTCGCAGGAACCACTGCTCCGACTGGTTGGCTTTTGTGCGATGGTAGTGCCGTTACCAGAACAAGATATTCGGTATTATTTGGAGTTATTGGAACAACATTTGGAGCCGGTGATAACACAACTACATTTAATGTTCCCAACTTAATGCAAAAAACAGTTGTTGGTGTTGGTGCAAATACGACAAATAATTATACGCTTGGCGCTATTGGAGGAGAAGAAAACCACACATTAACTGTTAATGAAATACCTGCACACACACATACAATTAATGATCCGGGTCACAGTCATACTCTTATAAACACTGCTGCCAATGATCAGAATAATGACGGAATTGCTGGTAGTAATAAGTTATCTAGTATAAAAAGTACAGTTGCTACTACTGTTTCAGCAGTTACAAACATAACCATAAATAACGCCGGCAGCGGAGCGGCTCACAATAACATGCAACCATATTTAGCTCTCAATTATATCATTAAAATTTAAGCTTTTTTAGATCGGAAAGCCACAACTGTTTGGGAGTCGTTCCTTCTAGCTCACTAATTTGTTTCTTAAGTTCCGCAAGCTCCTTCTCATGCTTAGTTGCATTTGTTAGGGTCAATGAAGCAATAGGAAGATTCATCAGATAATCATAAGATTCCTTGATGAGTTCAAACTTTTCCTTCTTGAGTAGAACATCACATTCTTCGCGAGTCTTACGACGAATGTCCGGAACAGGCTTCTCCTGACACTGCTGACGGATAAATCGAACTACGTTCTCGTGGTAAGGCAACTTGTCATTCAGAACCTTGAGTAGATGTTCGCGACGCTTTGCATAAAGATCAAGTCGTACAACAGCAAACTCGGAGAGAATTTCATTGGGAGTGTTGTACTTGTGAATTGTGCACTTAGAATTGAATGCATGCATGTTGGTTAGCTTGATCTTGTCGGTCAACTGCTTTTCAACTGCAGCTACGTCAGCTCCGAGCTTTACCTTCACAAGAATATCCATGTCCGTTGATGTATCTGTAAAGTCCTTGATTACCCCATCAGTAACCATCTTGTCAAGCGTCTCGCGGAAGTCAGCTGTCCACGTTCCGACTGGAAGTTCCGTAATTGTCATCATATCTTTCTCAGTCTTCCAAACACCTTTAACAATGTAATCATTCTTTGCATCTTTTGCGATTGTACCCTTGAATCCTTCATAATAAGGCACAAATTCACGCTCAAGTCCAGTTCCCTTCTCAAGCCATTCAGTAAGGGCAGCCTTAAGTTCTTTCGGATTGAAAGATGGAATATTCGTACTATATCCTGTACCAATACCACGAGAACCGTTCACGAGTAGCATGGGAAGAATTGGAGCATACCATTCGGGTTCTACAGAAGTACCATCGTCATCACGATAGACTAGACAGTCTAGATCATCAGCAGGTACAAGATGCTGAATGTAAGGCTGTAGGAATGTGTGAATATAACGGGGAGAAGCCGAATCCTTACCACCCTGAAGACGAGTACCAAACTGACCTTCCGGTACAAACCACGCAATATTATTTGACCCTACAAAGTCCTGAGCCATAGCTACAATTGCTTCGGTCAATGATGCCTCGCCGTGATGGTAACCAGAATGCTCAGATACATATCCTGCAAACTGAGCTACACGAATTTCATTCTTCAAGTTTCTCTTAAATGCAGAGTACAGAATCTTACGCTGAGACGTTTTGAGACCATCCATTACATTTGGAATTGATCGCTCCAAATTGTAGTTCGAGAAATGAATCAGATCCTTATGTACAAACTCCTCGTATGGCACACGCTGTCCGGGGTTCGCAATAATAATTTCACTACGCGAATACGTCTTGAGCCAATCTTTGCGATCGTCGGCCAAGCTTTTGTTGAAAGCAAGTTCAATTGATTTATCACTAGATTCATCAGTATACGAATATGGAACAATGTTCATGGTCTTGAAATAATCTTTGGCTTCGTCGCGAGTTGAAGTACCAAGTCCCTTGTAGTACTTAACCTTCCAACCCTTAGAAGCATCGGTCTTTCGCCATTCCTCATAATCATACTGAGTATAGAACGACTTTACATTAGAACCTTTCGTTGCCTTTACGATTGGAGTTGCCATGTAGGTAATGAAGTTAGGTACCTGAATGAGCTCATGCCACAACTCGTGAAACATATTGATGAGAAGTCCACGAATGTGAGAACCATCATAATCCTGATCTGTCATGATTAGAATCTTTCCATAACGAAGAGACTTAATATCGTTATACTTCTTTCCAGATTCCAACCCCAGAATCTTCTTCAAGTTTGCAACCTCCTCAGTTTGTTCTACTTTGCGAACCGAAGAATCTTTCACATTAAGTAGCTTACCACGCAAAGGAAAGACGCCATAGAACTTTCGCTGTTCCTGTGATAGACCAGATAGAGCCATCGCCTTAGCTGAATCTCCCTCTGTGAGAATGAGCGTGCACTCGTGACTCTTAGTTGTTCCGGCCTGCGTTGCATCATCCAGTTTAGGAACACTAATTTTACTGTGTTTCTTTCCATCGGTCTTTGCGTTGTCTTTATTATCCTTTACATTTTGCTGTTCAAGCACCTTCTCAACAATGTTCAACTTCGTCACAACCTTCTTGAGAAAGTCGTCGCTCAACTTGCAAGAAACTTTCGAAGTGAGAACTTCTTTAGTCTGACTGCTAAACGAAGGATTCTCCACAAAGCAATGAATGAACACTGCCAGAGAGTCACGAACAAGCGCTGGCTTAACTTTAATTTTCTTCTTAGTCTCCAGATAATTCACAATATGCGAAACAATCTGATTCGTAATTTCATCCACATGCTTGCCGGACCGGGTCCAAATGCCGTTAACAAACGAAACATTGAACGCTCTATCAAATGTACTATCGGCGACTGCAATCTGCCAGCCCACTTGGGGAGCGTCTGTGACGATGGTTGTATCTTTCGTCAGATACCAGGAAGCGTAGCTTGTAAGGTCGCGAAACTTAACTGGTGTGCCGCACCATGTAACACGAACTTCTTTCCCAACTGTCATTGCAAGATCAAACACTCGTCGCTGAATGACTTTGAGTAGACCTTCGGGGATAGATGCATCCTTCCAGCCAAATCGAGCAAAGTCGGGAGTCCATTCGATCTGAACATACGGCTTTACCTTCGCTGATTTTACAGACGGCTCTCCAATTTTAGACATGTTATTTTCGAATGTTTGTACATATTTAAGTTCACGAACGCCGTCTACGATGGTGATCTTGAGCTGCTTAGCAAAGATATTTACAAGTTTAACTCCGTAACCATTCTTGCCACCAACTAGCTTTTTCTCTTCCTTGTCGTAGTTTGTAGATGTGAGTAGCTCTCCAAAGATCATTTGGGGAATATAAACACCGTAGTCCGGATGTTTTTCAACATCAATAGACTCACCATCGTTCTTGATCGTTACAACATTATCAGTAACGCTAATATCAATTGTCTTTACAGGATTCTTTGAACCTTTCTGGCGAAGACGTACGACGTGATCGTGTGCATTCACAAGTAGTTCATCAAAGAGCTTGTAAAATCCGGGATTAAAGTTTGAAATTGTCTCAAGGACAAAGCTATCATCTTTTACTACAAATAGTTCATCGTTCGAATTCTCAATGCTGCCAATATAGGTATCAGGCAAAGAGAGGATGTGCTCACGATGGGTATGCTTGCGGTACTGTTTAGAAAGGTCAGCCATTCTGTGTATCATTCTTTTTTATGAAAATCTAAAAATTCGTTTTGAATATAAACTATCTCATCTCATCAAGAACTCACGAGTACCCTCATAGTTATCCTCCAATCGGCATACAAGATGTCCAATTCCCGGAAATAATCCCGCTACGGATCTGTACTGTATTACTCGTTCGATGGTCGGATTGTACATATAATCCCAATCAGTAATAGTTTCAAGCATATTTATTGTCATACCTGTTGTTACGGCATAATTATATGCATATGTTGAAAACACTATCTCTTCGCGAGCATAATCGCGGAGTGTTGTATCACATGAAATTGCTTCAACACTCTTCATATCCGCTGCAACATCTTTTGCGACTTCATACGGAAAAATGCTTCCAGACCACTGGCCTCCTTTGAGCCACTTAAACTTCTTAAATAGGTGATGGATTGGTATATCCTTTTCAAACCTGTCGTATAGCCACGGAATCTCGCTGCCGTTATCTAGAATATAAGATGTTGCAGTCTCAATACGTTCAATCGGAACAGGCATCGTATGCTGACCTCTGCTTAAGCTAAGTAGAGAGGTGTGATTGATCAACCCAATTCGAGGAAACGTGGGA